ACTGAATAATCAGTTGGTCTTTTCACTTTTTCTTAACAAGGAAACTCCATGACTTCTCACTCTTCCCTTAATCTATATTTCTGCGGTGGCACTGGTGGTAACATTGGTAAACAAATCACTGATCTAGATCTTAACACATGTTTCATTGATACCTCTAGCTCTAACCTTAAAGGCGTCAATGAATCGCACATCTTTCTTACACCTGGACTAGATGGTGGCGGTAAAGATCGTTCACTTGTTTATGAAAACTTTAAACCATTCATAGAAGACATTCTTATTCGTTTTAAACCATCTGGTCAACTTAACGTTGTAGTAGCGTCTCTCGCAGGTGGCAGTGGGTCTGTGATTGCACCACTGATAGTTAAAGAGCTTATCTCTAAGAACCATAACACTATCGTCATCTCCGTAGATAGTCGTCATTCTCTTAAAGAAATCGACAATACCATCAAAACGCTTAAGACATTTCAGTCTATAGCTGATACGACTAAGAAACCTATCTCTATGTTCTATATAGAGAACAAATCACGTAAACAAGCTGATACTACAGCTATACAGTTCATTAACCTACTCTCTGTACTCGTAGACAAACGTCATACGGAAGAGTTTGACACTCGTGATCTCTTTAACTTCATTAACTACACTAAAGTCACTGACAACAAACCATCTGTTTCTATCATTGAGGTAGGAAGCAACGAAGGAGTAATTCCTGAAAAGAATACTTCTATCGTAAGCACTATACTCGTTACCAAAAACAAAGACTCTACTATATCCGATACTAAGCCAGAATACCTTTCTACTTGTATCGTAACTGATCCTTCATACACTAATGAAGACATTCGTGTAGACAATATACTCGGTAAGATCAGTAACCTAGTAGAAGAACTTGATACTCTTATACAGACGTTTCAAGACAATAAGAAGATCAATAAAGTCAAAGAGCTATCTGTAACTTCTAACACAGAAGACGGTATCGTTCTCTAATCAAAAAAGCAACTTCCTTCACTCTGCATCACAAGCAGAGTGAAGGAATGTTTGCAGTCTTCTAAAGCTCACTTAACCTCTTTATTTTTTCTTCTATATCCTTTTCTATCTCATAGGAGAACATACCGTTAAATAAGCTCTTGTCATTAATCATTCGTATAGCAAATCTCTTCCAGTCATTTAGATAGTGTCTATTCATATCGAGGCTTTTACTTACGTCTAGCATAAAGATCATGTAGTCTATACGGCTAGCAAGTATACTCCATCGTATCTGTCTCGTAAGACTGAGTTCTTTTATACCGAGTAGTTCAGAAGCGTCTTTAGAGAACATGAGCTGTATGTTTCGCAGTAAGTTAACGAAGTCAAGTCTTTTACTCGTTATAACATTTAACGTGTTCTCTATGTAACGGTTAATCTGTATAGTAGGTTCAAAGATACGAAATCTGTGCTTATGCTGAGGTACTACTTCTTCTCTACCGTAGAACTTATCCATAAGCTTATTCAGAAAGACGTGATCTATAAGAGTAGGTAATGCTCCTGGTAGAACGTTCTTAATGACGAAGTAGTTCTTATTTAGCACCATTTCACCTTCTGTAGCTCTACTTTGTTTTCTCATGAACTCTCTGTATTTAAAGGCAAGCATAGGTATATTGATTCTTATAACGTTAAGACCTGATCTTGATCCATCATCGTTATAGAGAGGAAGTAGTAGTTTAGTGTCGTTTCTATTATGCTTCATGACCTCTATGCAAGAAACTGTTTCCCAGTTCTTAACTGTATCTGCTATAGAGAAATGATCATAGTCAGCTATAATGATATCTTCACCTTGATTGCCGAAGAAATAGGACTGATGCACTATACCCTTCTCTATCTCACTCGTAAACTTAAAGTGCTTAGCAAGATACTTAACTCTCTCTTCCGCAAACTCAAGATATCTATAGTCCTCATAACTGAAGTATAAAGGAAAATGTTCCAGTATACGAGACAGTATATGAGTGTTCTTAACTGCAAAGTTTCTATCTAGATAGTAAGTCTGTATAGCCTCTAGGTTAAACTGGTATAATCTTCTTAGGTAGTTGATGTCTTGAGGGTAAACTATTCCGGATGTTGGAGTTCTTTCTATGTAATTAGAGTTGAAGATGTCTAGATAGAGCATATGTGTTCCCCTACTTTCACAAAATAGTTTTTGAAGTACTTTTACCGGTGCATCTGAAAGAAATATGACTACAGATATAAGTACAGAGCAAACACTTTGTTTGCTTCTTCACTAACCAAGGACATAGATATGTACAACAACTTTGACGTAGTTAAGACAAACAAACAGAAACTGATAGAAGAATTCATGGAAGGAAAGGTAATCTATTCGAAAGAGTATCTAGAGAAGATCTTTCGAGATATGTTTCCTGAGGCTGAAGAAGGTTACTTTGAAACAGTAGAGAAAGTTAAGAAAATGTTCTTAGAAATTAAGGACATGTTTAGCCTTCATGACGTTTGCTTTATTCCAGTAAAAGGAGAAATCAAGGAAGAAGAAAAAGCTATCATTGTTCGGCTCGTTAAACTTACACAAAGCAAAAACATCAATATCATTGTGTTAAATGATAAAATAGTATATATCGGTAAAGGATATGATGAAGTTGGTATGGCTGACGTTGATCTGTACATCACCAACCTCATCGATGAGTACGAGCGAGATGTATTCTATTCTAAACTTCAGTGCAGAGTAGCTAAGTCGTTTACTCCTATATTCCGGCTACTAGGCTGGATAGACAGTAAGAAAGGATATCTAAAGATATATAGCCATATAGAGAAAAATCAGTACATTAAAAATTTATTTCAGCCTTTAAATAGATTGAGTAAATTTTCAGCTGATAAAAGCTGATAGTTTAGTCAGAGAGAGTTCAAACCCACTTTTTTCAACGGAGATTTTTCATGGCACTTAACATTCCCCAACAAGCCGCAGCTGTACAAGTTAAAAAAGCAGCACAACCTACTCAGCAAGCATTTTCTTCTTCTAGCGGACTACAGAGTCTGCCAGTGTTCGGTATTTCTTCGCCTTTGTCTCATCATGGTAGTGGTGGTGAGATGTTTGAAAAGCTCTTCGAGAAACTGTCTGCTAAAGCTAAGATTCTCAACGAAGAAATCAAAACAGAAGAGCGCTATGATGTAGTCAAAGTACTCAAACAAGCATATGGCATCAACTACTCTGCTATTGCTGTAGTTGAGACTATTACTGACTCTGTTTCTGTACACGTACTGATGGTGGAGAAAACTGGTGATTATCCAGAGAAAGTTATCGAAAACATCTCTGGTATTCGTTATGAGATCACTCGCACTCCTGCTGATGCTCTTAGTGAAGATCGTTATCTCAAGTCTGTCCAGAAAGCCGTTTCTGACACGCTTAAGGTCAATATCAACAACGTAGTCATCATTGACGCTACTTTGGTGCCGAATGAGTTTGATGTTACAAACGACAATCTGATCAGCGATCTGTTTAACAACACCTATCACGCTATCCATTCTGAGAACGTGGTTAAGACTACTGATTACAAAGGCATCAATATTCCTGATCTACTCCAGGAGTACAAAAATGGCAAGTTCTTCATCAACCTGTATTTCAACGGTGAAGACACTAGCTACTTTGACCAAACTGGTATGCCTGTTCGTCAAGATGTCTGCATTGGTCTATCCTTCAAGGTGAATCAAGGTAACAACAATCGTGCCATTAACCAAGGTAACGATACTCGTGACATCGTAAAGACTTACGGTTACATTGACTTTGAGTTCATCGGCAATGCACCTGTTAACGGTATGATGTCCACTCAGCGTTTCATTCCTAACTTTGTGATTACTCACATTGAAGCAAGTTGCGCTCCTACGCCTGATATCATGATGCTAGCTGTCACAAGCGTGCTGGCTATCAATGAAGACATGAATTGGATGCAAGCATTCCGTTCTACTCCAGCTCGTAAGAACGAGATTGACTTCAATGATATCGGTGGTTTGAATATCGAAGGTAACCTAGAGAACAGTCAGACTGGTTTCGGTAAGAAGTACGATACGAAGTCGAAAACATTTGACGTAGCTGAACTGAACAAATACATTCAGACTCTGATTCGTCCGAACATTTTGATCTCTATCGACGTACCTAAAGCTGGTCCTGATACATGGTTCACTTCCATGTTCCAGTACATCAAATTCAACAATAACAAAGCCGCTTATGACCGTGTGAACAACTTCCTAGTTCATATGACTAACGGCATCTATCAAAGCAACAATCTGCAAGTGTTTAACGACACTTCGAATAAGATTCATGGCGGTTACTATAAGACTAAAGACGGTGTGAAAGACATTCGTCATCTGTCTTCTTACCTAGCTATCAGTAACTATATTGCTGATACTAACCAGAATCCTATTCTCATTAGTCAGTACACCAATACTCTGTATAACTCTAACATTCCTAGCGAACTGCGTGCAGCTGAGCGTAAGAAGTTTATCGATGAGATGTCAAACAAAACTGCTGTTTACAAACAGTACTATGACCGTATGACTTTCAACTCTGCTTTCCTGATGAACCTTATCGGTAGTCTGAAGAACAGCGGATTCTCTCCTGTGTTTAGCAACATGGGTGCAGTTAACGAGATGTTTGTACGTCGTAGTACTGCTGACTTCACTTCTGCAGCACTTGGTCTTGACGCTCGTGTGATGAACTCCAATACCAACATCTTTGGTACTATGTATAATCCTCAAGCGACCTGGTATCGTAACTTCTGATAGTGATTTAAACTGATTCCACCAGTAGCCTAATAAGCTACTGGTGGTTTCTTTTTTTAAGTCTTTAGGAATAGATTTGGTAGCATATATAAATGTTGCTACTATACACAAGGAGTTTTTTTCACATGCCTCTTCATCTTGAGCTAACAAACTTCGATGACATATTTCACAGCACTCGTTCAGACAAAGTACTTATCAACGAAATAGACATTTTCTCTACTGAGAATAAAACCTGGATAGATAACCTCATACTAAAGAACTATTCTGAAGACAACCTCTCTATCATACCTTCTTGTCAATGCGGAGAGCTTAAAGGTACTTACTACGTAGGAGATGTTTGTCCTAGTTGTAAAACTACGGTTACTTCATCTGTAGAGGATAGCTTATCCTTTTTGCTATGGGTAAAGGCACCTTTAGAAGTAGAGTACTTTGTATCCCCTATACTGTTAGCTATACTTCGAAATAGGTATAAGATCACTAAACCCAACGTGCCTCTTATAGACTATATCATGACTCCTGCTTATACCATAGACAGGAAACACCAAAAGAAGAATATGTTTATGCTTGAGAGGTTAGACTATCTTCTGCAGGCTAATGGTATCAAGAAAACCTATAACGATTTCGTGAAGCATTTCTTTAAGATCATAGAGATACTTGACGCTGAATTCGTTAAAGAAAAAGCTGCCGATAAACAAGAGTTTCAAGACTTTCTACTAGAGAATAAAAGCAAGCTATTTAGCCAGTATCTGCCGTTTCCGAACAAAGTCATGTTCGCTATGGATAGTAACGAGCTAGGTAAGTTTATTGATAAAAGCATACTGAATCCAATTAACGTTATACGTAGGTTAACTGGTATAGACCTACATACAAAACCTTCTTATGTCAAACAGAGAAAAGTAGCTAAGAGCCTTATAGATCTATCAGAGTTCTATGTAGGCTATATGAAGACTACTTTCTTCAGTAAACCTGGGTTATTGAGGCAACATATTAGCTCTACTAGAAGTCACTTTACTGCTAGGGCTGTTATATCTAGCCTTATAGGACCTCATGAGTACGATGAGATACATTTACCATGGAGTCTTTCTTGCACTCTGTTTCGAGAACACATACTGAACTGTTTGTACAGAAGGAACTTTACGTATAAACAAGCAGTGAACTTTTTAGTTTACCATAACAAGATATACAGTCCTCTTCTGGATGAGATCTTTAAAGAGATTATTCGTGATGCAGGTGGATGCGTGAAAGCTTTCTTTAACCGCAATCCTTCTTTGCATAGAGGTTCTATACAGACTGTAAGAATAACTCAAATCAAGTCAAACGTAGACGATAACACAATTAGCTTTAGTTTATTGATTATGCCGAGCTTTAACTCTGATCTAGACGGAGACTCTATGAATCTGACTTTAGCTTTGACGAAAAGTGTTCATGACTCTATGGTTAACTTTGAACCTCATCACAATGTACTCGGGTTAAATGCTCCGAATGAATTCAGTAACAACATTAAACTACCTAAGACAGTAGTAAGTACTATATCGAATTGGTTCAACAATTGAAAGGAAATCACCTTGGGAATGGTTCTTAACCTCTCGGAACCTGCACTTGATCTAGTTCTCTACGGCAATAAATCATCAGCACTTTCTACTGTACTTCAAAATCAACTTGCCTATATACAGCCAGGTTTTAATGACTTCTCAAACAGAGTCTATCAGAATCTGCAAAACACCTACAACTTCATACATGATAAAATGGTTCAGTATAACATACTGAGAGAAGTACAAGGTGAAGGTATAGAAGCAGTAGATAATTATTTCTATGAGTGTAACTCCTTTGCTATGCTTCAGAACGCTAATACCACTATGCAAAGGTGGATTATGTCTCATCCTCAGGTAAGGCAGTATTACCTAGAACAGAACGTAGACGGGTACTCAAATACCTATCAAAACGTTTTTGGCAAAGACATAGGTATAGAGGATTACAACTACCGAAGAGTGATGAATGAAGTTCTAATAGACGGAGATGATTCTTGGAAAGTACAGTACTTTGAAGAAGATCTTATGCCGAATGACAAAGAGCTTACTTACTTTGAAAAGATCAAAGTGCTACATACTTACGACACTATCGATTGGATACTTGAAAGCTGTGGTAAGTTTGACTTCACTAACTCTGAAGTCTCTAAGATTAACAGGAGCTAAACTTGAATCTTTCTCATGAAAAAGTGCAAGAGATTAACAGACTTCTTCTTGAAGAAGCGAAGAACCTTCCTTCGTTTCGACAAGAAGTCAATGTAAACGGTCATAACTATCTATGGTTACAGAAAAACATATTGAAGAAGAACTCAACTATTTCAATTAAGCTTAAAGAGCTTCTTGGGATAATTTAACAACACACAGCCAAGATTCAATTTCTTGGCTGTGTTTTTTCTTTTTTTGCAAAGGTCTTTCCACTATGAAGTACATTCCTTCTCTTACTGATCAAGCTTGGGTAAATGACGGTAGCAAAATGTTAAATCATATTCTTAGCTACTATATACTTACTGACAATGGGCAGTCTATAGCTTTTAATACAAGACTCGTAAGCCTGCCTTATACCTACTTTAGATACATTAATGATCCAGAAGAAATGAGAAGCGCTGTTAAGTTAGACCTAGAGAAATTACTTAACGCTTATTTCGAAGGAGTAGAGGTATCTACGGAAACAAGAGAACTAAGTCCTAGTAGATTTGGTATACTTATGTCCGCTACTGTTACAGATAACACAGGTAAACGCTTAAGTATGTCTAAGATATCGGAAATGAGTAATGATGGTTTAAGAAGAGTTATGGATATGAGCAACATGGGTGAAGGACTTAGAGTCTTAAATAGTCTTTAATTTTTTGCACATATTCGGTATAGTCTGGTCTTCGTCTAACTAAGGAGCTTCTTATGTCTAACTTTGAACAACATCTTGATAAAGTAAAAAACTCTATGATAGAAGAGATAAGTAGAAACGCAAATCTAGCTTATCATTCTCTTATAGAAAACATGCCGCTAAATAAGATACCAGAGTCTATCTTCGTGAACTACTTTCTACCTTGCTTTTTAGGAGAGGTAAATAACCAAAGATGGGTATTGGAGTGGATAAGCATAGCAGGTTCTCCTGTTAATGAAGTAAGCGTAGTGAAAGACGGAACTACACAAGAACTATTTAGAGTGCCTGGGTTATTTAGTAGCAATAACTTATTTCTTAATAATCCTGAAGTGTCCATAAGCGATATATTTGCTCGTCACAGTCAGATAAATAGCAATATGCCCTTACAGAGTATGAAGTATCTTTCTGACGCATTAGGACACACTTATACTGACATAATGAAATCACATAACCCCAGTAAGACTCAAACTGCTTGGAATCATATACTTGAAAGGTATAACATTGGTAAGCCTTCTTCTGTGCAAACTCAACAACCTAAACAGAATGAGGATATGTTTGAGTACTAAGCTTATACTTGCTCACTTTCCGGCAAACACCGGAAAGTGAGTGAGCTATTTTTTGATTCATTCTTAAGGAGATTTTCTATGGGTAACAATAACGCTATAGGTATAGTCGGAGTAGACGGACACACTCCTTTGTATCAACCTAACGACAGATGGACAATCTGGAGTTTACACGATATCTACACTGGAGAAGTAGGGCAAGGTAAGTTCATACCTAAGGTAAATGACTATGTAGTAGAACCAGAAACAGGTTCTATGTTCATGGTAAGCGATTTGAATAACGTTACCTTTATTCCAGAGCTAAGACCTGTCACAGTAAGACAGACTCTTAGTGTAGATGAGATAGTTTCTTCTACTAATGATAACTTCAGAGTCTATTACGATAGATCAGTTACACCTTATGTGTTAGCTGTGGATAGTTTCATGAGAGCTTATTCTACTACTGCTACAGTAGCTAGAATATATAGAGGAAGTTTTATAGAAAGCAATAAAGTCATATCAAGACGATTTGACAATAGCGGTAACTTCATAGGACACGATATACCTCTTCAGTTAGTTGCTTTTAACAGTCAAGAGAATTATGCTATAAAAAGCATACCTACTTGCAATACTAACGCAGAACTTATAGACGGCGAAGCTTGTCTTGTTGTCATATTTGATAGCAGCGGTAAAGTTCTCAGCAGAGTTAACTGTGTAGTAGAAGAAACTACTTACGTAGCTCAGGCTTATGCAGAGCAGAAATATATAACCAACATCTATCTGAAAACTGTTTTCATTGACAGTGCTAATCAGGAAGAAATACAGTATCCCGTTAACTTACCTTTAACTTCATTTAACCCTATAGGTGTAGTACAGTATAACGATGGTACTCAGATAGAGCATCCAATAGACGGTAGTAGGTTTAAGCTATTTGGCTTAGATCAATTTGTGAGTACTATCATAGGTCATAGAGTACCTCTAGTATTGAGTTATAGACTTAGTGAAAATGAAGCTGCTCTCGCTAATGTAAACACAGACAATCAGTTTATTACAAGACAATACACACTTGTAGTAAGTAATCCAAACAGAAGCTATAACGTTAAACTATTCATTTATCCTGTATGGGTAGACAACTTAACTGGTTATACTTACAAAGCTTTCTTGATGAACTTAGACAGAAACATACTGTTTGATGTAACTGGTCAAGTGGCTATATCAGCTAACTCTCCTTCATTTCAACCAAGAACATATGGTATAACACAAAGACTTACCTTTACTCTAAACTTAGCTAACGTATCTAGTATATACAACCAATTTCTACATGTACAAGTAGTTGATATAGTACTAAGAGGTCCTGCTACTGATATGTCCGTTAATAACATCTGGGAAGTAGGAACACAAGTACCTACTACTGTACCTTATTTCGGTGGTGGTTTATTTGCTAGAGTAGATTTAAGTACTCAGAGAAGAATAAACATAGCTAACGCTATAGAGACAACTAATGAGTTCTTGACTAGGCTATATAGAACAACTATACCTCTTCATAACCCAGTCACAGAACTAGAAGCTCCTGAACCTACTCACATAGAAGTTAGATATCTGAGTGAAAGTATAGTTAAACCTATAGGTGCTTTTGATGAAGATTTTGTTTTTAGCAATCAAGTAGCTAGATTCAGCAACATCGACATAGTCTTCTTAAGAGAAACAGTAACTGGAACATTAAAACTTTCTGTGGCTTCTTTAACTGTGAGGTAAGCTTATGATAAGTTATCTTCACAAGAAACTCCTTAAACGAATATATAAAGCGTTTATATTGAAGGTTTCTGTACTAAGTAAAGAAAACTTAGCAAGATATGAAAAATCACCTAGCTTTGCTACTATAGATGTAAAAACAGATAAAGGTGTATTTACCTTTGTCTTTAAAGAAGATTTAAGAGCTAGAAAAAAGAAAAGACTAGACTCCAATTACATAGCGCATTACATGATAGAATTGGTTATACCTGGAAACATAGTAGATATCAACGAAGTACTGACTACTCGCATAGTACTGGTGACTGTTAACACTATGTTCATTACTCCTAGAATAAACATACTTACTGAACTTCTATCGGATGTGTATCTAGACAGAATTATAAGCTTCATTAAGCTAAGACGTTCTGGAGTATGTTAAATGTTCTCACCTTCCTGCTTCTTATAGCAGGAAGGTGAGAGTTTAATGTCGATATCTGAGCTTCTTATCTCTATTAATGCTATTGATCATTTCTTCTACGGATATAACGTTAGTCTCTGTATTTAGTTCACTTGCTAGCTTCTTGATCTTGATCTCTATCTGTCTTGAGACTATATCGTTTCTTTCGGTCTTTAAAGCCTCTATGAGCTGATTTAATTTGTTCTCTATACCTTGTACTATCTCTTCCTCAAATTCGTCTTCTAGGGTACTATATTTCTCTTCTAGGTACACTTTGTTTTTACGAAGTATCTCATTGCTTTTGATACCATAGTAACTTAAGTTCTTACCAGACATAAGTAACCAGTAAGATAACAGAGAAGCTATCACCATGTCATCGTTTCCGCCTTCAGCGTGATCTATACGGTTATTCTTAATAACTAAACCAGATATCTGATTAACAAGAGCTTCGTCATAAGTGCAGTAACTAGTGAACTTAAGCTTAGACATAAGAGTAGTGCTATAGAGTTCTGATCTAGACGTTATACCGCTACCAGAAGTAACGAAACCTATATGCTTCTTATACTTAGTAAATATGTCTTCATTATGCGTTTTAGCTCTTATGATTTCATCGAACTCTTTCTTATAAATGTCTTTATCTTGCACTATGGTGTTATAGAGTCTTAGAAAAGGATTAATGTCGTTATGAAGCAATTTCTGTATCATGTAATCTATCATAGTAGCAGCGGAACTTCTTCTCTCTATAATCATTACTGAGTTACTGTATTTGATTAGAAAAGATACAAAGAAATCAGCTAGAGTAATTAGGTTAATTTCGTTAAATACAGCTGTACAAATAACTTCACCAGTAGTATGATCTCTTACAATAAAAGCTATATCGTCTCTACCTACTCCATCTGAAGTATCTACACCTATAATGAAACTTACTCCTTCATTAATTCTACGCTGTGTTTCTTCTTCTGATATATACCACCTAAGAAGATAGTTGTAAGGAGCGTAGAAGTTACTTCTTGGTAGTTCTACTATACTTCTTCTCATAGACTCTATATACTCTTTCGGTATAGGAGAAGAATTAGTCCCAGATAACCATTGGTTAAAGATATCTCTTTTAATGTTCTCTGGCGTAGAGATGTTCTCTGCAAGTTTTTCTTCTAACCATTTTTCATCATATCCAAGTTGTCTATAGCTAAGAGTAATATTAACTATAGGTCTTTTTTGCTCATTCTTTTTTGCTAGTGAATTTTTGAAGATATTTTCATTGAGGTCTTCTATGTTCTCTGAATCGAAGAAGTGTTCGTCGTGTATAGTAGCTGCGTTAACAAGTTTATAGATGTAATTACCGTCTCTATCGTCTATGTTACCTGCGGTAGTTGCAAGTATGGTTCCGTATGGTTGATTATTTGCTTTTGCTGCTGTTCTTGCTGCGTTACCTGACATAAGCATAGCACCCATGGCTATAGCGATATTCTCAATGAAAGCTGCTTCATCGATGATGTTGATAGGTGAGGTAAACCCCCTACCTACCTTTTCAGCTTGTTTAGGAGAAGCTGAAGATAGATTACCTTTGAATTTATTGTTGAAACAAGCTATTGACGCTTCATCGTTATTGAAGATGTCTTTCTTTGTAGAGAAATTAAGGTAGTCAGGTATTTCGTCAAGAAGAGCTTTTACTTTTTTAAGAGTTTCTGTTTTAAGACTTTCTGATTTAGTAAGAAGGTTAATAAATGCGTTAGTAGTACCAAAGTTAAGTAAATATACTACTAAGTTCATAAGTAAAGTAGTTTTACCAGTCTGACGAAGAATTACTATAACTGTTGTTATATGGTTAAGGAAATACCAATAGAGAGATATGTTACCTCTATTTGCTGCAAAGTGAGTTGGTGTTAAACTACCAGGTACAGGAACTTTACTTATCTCTCTAAGAAAATACCAGAAGTTATACTTACACTCATAGAGTATTTTCTGCTTCTCTACTATGCTAAGATTTTCACTAAAAGGGTCTATGTCCTTAAGCTCTGGTTGAAGTAAAGATAGATGAAATGCACAGTTATTTACACCTAGCTTATGATATATCTCTGCTAGTCTTAAAAAGGATACATTCTTAGTCTCGTAGTGTATGATAGCCTTAGGATGTTTTCTCCAGTCATTTTGGAAAAGTATAGTCATATCTAGTTTTCCTTATGTTGAACTAAATAATTTTTAGCTCTATTGCTTTTTCTTTTCTAAGAGTAGGAGCAATTTTTTGATTTTTTCCCTAGGAGAACAAAGTGTTTTTTCTCAAATCGCAGTTCGTGTTAAGACACGGTATACGAAATAACCTATACCTAATGAACCCTATAGTTACTTTATCTGAAGAGATTAAGTTACCTAGATATTCAGTATACCACTATCTAGACACGGATAGTGATATACACTTTCCTGGTAAGGATTTTAGCTACATACAAGCTGTACCTGAAACAAAGAAAGTACCTATCTATAACGTGTCTGATCTTCTCGTTAAAGAAGATGTAACTACGCTGCAGAATAAGTTAGTGAACACAGAAATAAGAAAATGGCAACAATTGAACATTAAAAGGTTCAAAGCTGTAGATATCTTTACTTCTCCTGTAAAGGACGTTAACCTTATCTCTATAGTTAACTATAACCTTCTTAAGGATCTGTACAGAATCAAACCTTCTCCTCTGTTTAGGTATTATACACATTTAAACTTGTTTAGCACTTACTGGAGCTATGTCAAGAAAGCTATCAACAGTGATAAAGAATCTGTACAAGTAGTTACAGTGAATGTGCCTACTGCTATACCTAGCTTCAACATCATCAATCTCATACTGAACTTTAACCCTATGAAGTTCAGTAGAGTAGTTTCCGATAAAGACCTTATACAGGTGTTAGACATCTACAGATGGTTAAGTAAGAAACTTAGACCTTCTGGCGTTATGAAAGACATAGAAGACAAAGATACTGAAAGCATAGTGATAGAGTTTAAGTTTAGAGGTTATAGTAGCTTTTTGCCTTTAGACATATTGGTTAGACTATCTGATAGTTCTGAACTAGAGAGTAAGACTAAGTTTGAAGAGAAGAAAGTACAGCGTATATTTATACTGATGCTCTATAAGCTACAGAACAAAGTAAACGCTATACTTGAAGAAGATGTTCCATTTGAACATGAAGAAGCTGAAGTAAATACTTCTGTAAATTCTGATACAGAAGAAGTATTTACTCCTAAGATAGAAGCAGTGGTAAAAGTTCCTGTAAAACAGTCTTCATTCATAACTCACAAAGAAAACCTTAAGCATATAGAAAAGAATGAGCTGATAGAAGACTTAGACATGACTTTCACTATACCTGACTCTGTAGAAGAAGAGACAGACAATGAAGTAGATGACATGTACAAAGAGTCTATATTAAAGGCAGAAGAAGATAAAGAAGAGCAAGAGTTTACTGTAGACTACTCAGTAGAGAATCTAAACAAAATACTTCAACCTAAAACACTAGACACTCAGATACAGCGTACCATAGAAGAAGCAAGTCTTTTTAAGACTATGACTTCAGCAGAGATACGTAAACTCAAAAAGCTTCAAGAAGAAAGAAAAACACTTAAGTCTCCTTATGACGAAAAGTCTCTTCTCAATGAAGCTTCTATAGTCACTGAACAAGAACAAAGTCTTTCTAAAGAAGAAGTACAACTTACTTTCACTAATAACTTAGTAGAGAATAACCTCAAGAAGGAAGTACTGCAGAACTTTGATCAGAAGTACGTACAGACAGTTATGAAGAAAGATGTACTTGCCTGTATCAAGAACCTAGAGAAATCAGGTATCATCATTAAGGAATACGAGATAGAAAGAGTTAATCAGGTTACAGGTAACTACGACATACATCGTTTAACTCTTAAACCTCTTCATGGAAAAGAATCTACCATCTACTTCCGTTTACCTCATATAGACAAAGAAGGAGAAATGTTAGTATCAGGTGTAAGAGTAATGATGCGTAAACAAAGAACTGATCTGGTTATACGCAAGATAGCTCCTACAAAGGTAGCGCTTACTACTAACTACGGTAAACTCTTTGTACAAAGAACAGAAAGAAAAGCTTATAACGCTTATAGCTATCTCACTGACTACATAAGAAAGAGTTATCTAGATGAAGAAGGTTTCGTAGAGAAAGTCATACCTGGTATCAAACAGCTCAACAAAGAACACCTTCCTTACTCTCTACACGTTCTAGTATCCGAGTTCAACGAAATCATCACTAAGGACTTTACACTTAAGCTAAAAGAATACGATAACCCTACTTACATCAAACCGGAAGTACATAAAGCTATAAGAGATAAAAACCTATACCCTATAGGACATCTCTCAAACAGCCACATACTTGTTATAGACAGAAATAGCGATATATTAGACTATTCAGATAACATGAAGAATCTAGGCAGTGTCTTTGATCTATTTAAGATAGATAGAGAAAGAGTTCCTAAGACATTTAGTACCATTAAGATACTTGGTGACGACATACCTCTAGGTGTAGTCCTTAGCTATTACTTAGGTATCAAAAATCTACTAGCTATAACACAGACACAGTTTAAACTTCTTGAAGCGAATAAACGCTATACTCCTGAAAGAAACGAACAAGTACTTACCTTTGACGATAAGAAACTTGTGCTTACTCTAGATACTCCTGAAAAAGAACTACTCTTTCACGGTTTCTCCTTCTATAAGGACATACTCAAAGAGCATAACTTAGAGGAATTTGACTATAAGGAAATCTACCTAAATGTGTTCGAAACAAGAAACACAGGTCTTATACACATCAAGGAGATTAATCTGCTTGAAACTATCTTTCTTGACCCCATATCCGTCAATGTGCTAGAAGATATGAAAGAACCTACAGAGTACATACCTTTGCTTTTAAGAGCGAATGAACTACTCACTACTTACCATCACCCGGATGTAAACGATCCCACTTACTCAAGAATAAGAGGATACGATAGAGTACCTGGATTAATGTACAGAGCTATATCTGAAAGCGTAAGAGACTTTAAGATCAAGAACAGAGCAAATAGCAAAATAGAACTAGATCCTTATAAGGTCTGGAACTACGTTACACAAGACAACACAGTTAAGATTACAGAAGACTCTAACCCAGTACTTGACATCAAAGAAACTGAAACCATTACCTTAACTGGCATGGATGGTCTAGATAAAGATGCTACACCTAAATTCTTAAGAAGGTTTCACGAGAACGACATAGGTCTTATATCAGAAGGCACTGTAGATAGTTCAGAAGTAGCCCTTAACGTATTTAGTACTACAGATCCTAAACTAAGAAACTTAAGAGGTCAGATACATGTAGATGAAAAAGAGATAGATGCTTCTCCTGAAAAAGCTTTCTCTACTTCATCTCTTCTTGCGCCTCTTATAGAACTAGACGATCCTAAACGTATCAACTTCGTTCAGATTCAGAACGCACACAGCATAGCTGCGGCAGGTTATCATCAACCTCTACTAAGAACCGGATATGAGTACGTTATTCCCTATAGAGTAGGTAAACTCTACTGTTCTATGGCAAAAGAAGAAGGTGTAGTTATAGAAGTCACAGATAAACGCATAATAGTAGAGTACAAGTCTAAAGTTAAAGAAGCATTTCCTCTAGGTAAACTATACGGCAGAATGGAAGGTTCTATCTATCCACACGTACTTGTGACTAACCTTAAACCTAAACAGAAGTTCTCTAAAGACGACTATATTTGCTATAACAAGAACTTCTTTGAACCTGATTGGTTAAATGAGAAGAGATTAGTTCTTAAGTTCAGTGGTTTAGTCTCAACAGCTCTTACTGCTAACGATGAAGTCTTTGAAGACAGCTCAGCCATCAGTAAAGACTTCTCTCTTCGTATGAGCACTAAAGTCATTAAAGAAAAGAGTTATATCATAGACTTCCATAAACAAATAACTGGTATACTTCCAGTAGGTACTCCCGTTAAACCCACTACCACTCTCTTCACTGTACTAGAGACAGATGAAGAACTATCTAACATGTCTGAGTCCACTATAGAGATGTTACAACAGCTAGTTAATCTCTCACCTAAAGCTAAGTATAACGGAACTATAGATAGATATGAAATCAAATACAACGGAGAACTACAGGACATGTCTTCTTCTCTCCGTAAACTTACTCAACAACTTAATAAGCAAACTATAGACGAAACAGTTTATACAGAGTACGAAGTAAGTAATAACAAAGTTACCTCTGAGTACAGATCAAACGGTAAGAACTTAGACGTAGATACACTAGAGCTTAAAGTCTATATAGAAGTAGAACTTGAACAAGGTATAGGGGATAAAGGAGTGTTTGCTAATCAGATGAAGAGCGTTAACTCTGCTATATTCTCTAGTAACATAACTACTGAATCAGGAACTCCTATAGACGCTATGACAAGTTATAAAGGTATCATTAACCGTATAGTAAATAGTCCTGTGCTTATAGGCACTACTAACAGACTACTTAAACATGTATCTAAGCAAGTAGCCGATATATACTTCTCTTAAGCTTTTTACAGTTCACTACCAGCAGTCAGTCCTGCTGGTAGTGAATTTTTTGATTTTTCCACAAGGAGTTTCTTATGGCTGTAACGTATCCACTTGATCTATCAGGAGTAAGTCCGACTAACTTAGTTCAAAACGAACTTCATTCTGTTAATGAAGCTAAATTTAGAGACTACTTCTTTTTAGTTCCTTACTTTTCTCCTTTCTTTATAGACAATTTTTCAGCTACTATAACTGTTAACGGAACAACAAGACCTTTAGTAGAGGATGTAGATTTTTCATTTACTCTTTCGTACGTGACAGGCACTAGAGTTACAGGGAAACAAATGTACGGAGGCATAAGTCTTCATAATTTGCATATGAATGGTATAATAACTATTCAATATCAGACAGTCGGAGGAGATCAAGTAGCAAATAGACTAGACGTTCTAACTATACTAGCTGATAAAGCTTATAATCCTAGAA